GGTTATCAGCCATTAAACTCCAGTATGTTTTAACTGCGAATCGATCCTAGTTCCACCCCTAAAATTTCATTGTTTTAATGGTGGAGTGGGAGGGAATTGCACCCTCGTCTTCTCCAGGTATTATCATACCTTCAACGTTTAATTCTTTAATGGTTTTGTTAAATCAAATGTATGAAATATCAAACATCTTTCAGAACCACTTGGTATATCAATTGTAGCTGTAGTTTCTGTATTATCTTTGTTTATATAATAAGTTATCATATATACAGGTTGACCATCTTTTTGCATACCTTCTCTACCTAATGATACGTTTACTGGTTCAAAACCAAAATGATTTAAATAGTTATCTACTAGTTCTGGTTTAGTACATAGCGCTGGTATTTGTTGAAAATAATACTCACCGAAATCTTTTTCGTGGTCTGCATATGCTATACTAGAAATTAGTAAACTTAAAATTATTATTATCTTTTTCATATCTCCCTTTAGCTGTTATGGTCGCAAGTAGGATATATTAAATCACCTTTTTGATTAATTCGACTATTGACTTTTATTAATTATTTATACTATTTCTTTCAAAAAAGTCCTTAGTGTGTTTATAGAATAACTCCTGATGTTGTTTTATTTTATCTTCACCGTGTATCCATTCTTGTACAAAGCCGTCTTCACAAGCAGCTAATATAACTGTTTGTTCTATTTTCTTTTCTGGATACAGTTCTTCAAACATTTTAGCATAAGCAGATGTTTGTAAAAAATTAGCATAATTATAATCTTCATCACGCCTTTTTGTAGATGTTTTAAAATCAACTACGGATAACTTACCTTTGTATTCAGCAATACAATCAACTTGTCCTGCAACACTTATCTCTTTAGAATACAAATATTCTTCTATACAATGAATATTATCTATTCTAGCCAAATAAGGTTTTATAATTCTAAACAAACCTAAGGGTGTAACAGCAGTTATACCTGCTGACTTGTCATCTTCGTTTTTTAAATGATTTTCTATTAATGTGTGGGTTGCTTTACCTCTATTGACAGCAGTTGTAGAAATATAGTTAGCCATTTTTTCACCAACTGCATTTCTCCATGCTTGTATACCTACTTGTTTTTCAGGTATTTGTCCTAGTATTGAAGTTACTGAAGGCATATTAACACCATCAATAGTATAATATCTTATACCATCTTGGTTTTTACCTTTCACACCTAAAGATTTAGGTAGAACATTCTCATTCAGTTTTACATAATTAAACGCCATAATATACCTTCCTATTATTTAATATTATATAATCATTATATCACAAAATGCAATATAAGTCAAGCTTCTATATGCCTTTCTGCATATACAAGTCAATGATCTTGTTTTGCTCTTTTATTTTTTCATCATTAATACGTTCAACAGCTCAAGATGGATCATACGGTTCATACACCGTTTTACCATCATCATTTCTGTATGCTCTTAATACTTGTTTTCTATTTTCTTCAGTATTCTTATATGAACAATGTATCCACCCACTATTAGGTTCATCTGGATTGTGAAACTCTAATATAAGCTGATCAAAATCTAAGTTGTCAATAATGTATTTTGCTAGTTCACCATTTGGTACACCAAAGATTTCAAAGTCAGCGGCTTGGCCCTTTGCGTGCTGTGATTTTGCACTCGAACCAATTTTAACACATAGTTCTGGACTACGATAACCACTTGATACTGTAACTACTTTGCCATAATGATCTCTAACTTTTTGTAGAACATTATCACATAGTTTTTTTAAATTATCCATATGGTCTTCGCTAGGGTTATTGCTAATACCATGCCTATCTGCCGCTTGTGAGGCAGTTAGTTCTTTAAGTGAAAAGTTTTTGCTTAGTTGCATTTAATTTATCCTTTGCCATTAGTTTAACTTTTTTTAGGGTCCTTAAATCATACCAAGACCTGATTGATCTGTCCTGTGATCTTTTATTCTCAACTTCGTTCACAGCTCGTTTTAATTCTTTGTGATGAGCTTTTATTTCTAACATATATTATCCCCTTGTTAATTTAAGTAATTTGTCCATCTGTGCCTTAATGATTGGCCCTCTATTTGGCCAATGTATATAAGGTTCATTGGACTTTGAAAGATTATATAAAAAAGGTAATACAATCTTTTCAATCTCTTTAAATCTATTTTGTGTGTCAGCGTCTTGTATTTCTTTTGTTACTGTGTCCTTTTCAGCAACAATTTGCATAATTTCATTCATAGCAGATTTAATATCAGAAACGTCTGATTTAATTTTTGCTAGTTCTAAATTTGAATTTTCTATTACACTTGGGTCAATACTTGGTTGTGTTTCTTCAACTGGTTTTTGTGATACAGGAGTAAATCCGTAATCAACATCTGTATCAAACTCACGCATAAAATCTGGTATGTCGTTAGCCATTGTTCCTCCTATGTGTGATAAGGCTGGGCAGGTTGTCCAAGCAGGAATGACCTGCCCTATTGGAATTGTACAATAAGCGGATTGACCTATTTGACTCAGGTATACGACCGTTGTGTTTCGGTTGCTCGCTCTGTACTATATTATTTATTTTTTGCACGTTGTCTAGCCTTATATTTTTTTATTGCTTGTTCGGTTTTAACTTGTTTTATACTTCTTTTTCCGTGTTGTTGTGCTAAAGCACTATTAGGATGTGCCTCAGATATTTTACTTAATGTTTCTTTCCAACCTTGGTCACTTCTATAGCTCATACCACTTACACCACCAACAATATTAACACTTGTAATATTTTGTCTGATATGTTTATTTTTTTTTAGATATGATTCCATTTCAGCAATGGTCATCATTTCAGTAAAGGTTTTACCTGTTCGTTTATTTTCAAATGTGTATAAGGGCATTAATTTAATGACAGGTGATATAGTAACTGACTAGTTGCTAAAAGCATATCTTCTAATATACTTTGCAAGTCTATTTGACCAGCAACTTCTTTATTGTTTGATAGTTCGTTAATTCTATCTGCTTGTTTTTTTACTTCAGCTTTTACTATTTGAACATCAGCATAATTTAAAATGCCTGGTCTTAATTCAGCACTAAATTTAATTCTTTTACCAGTTTTGCCTTGATGTGTTTCAACAAACTCGTCAAGCAATTTATTAAATTTAACATAGTACTCACCTAAGCTTTCGTGTTCAGAATATGACTTTGTTTGCCAATGATAAGATTGAATATCATTTAAAAAGTTAATATTTAATTGTATAAATTCTTCTATTTTACTCATATTATTATTTAGTATTTGCTATTTCTACTATCCTTTGTATTAGACTACCTAGTCCATTTTGTCTTTGCATTGTTAATAATTCCTTTATACCTAAAGGTAAAAAGTCTTCAATTGTTAAATTAGCAACTTCATTTTTAGGACAATTGTTAACTAAATCTGTTACTAATTTAGCTGTGCCTTTTGTTATAAAAGCATCAGCATCTATTTTATATATCATTGTATTATCTTCTTTTGTTCCACCTATTAACCACAAGTTACTAGCACAACCACGTATTCTATTTTCTTCAGTTTTTACTTCATTTGGTAATGATGGTACATCTCTTGCTATGTCAATAAGATATGCAAGTCTATCGTGGCCTTGCAACATTTTAAGGTCATCACCCTTTTGTACTATTTTTTCTTTTAACATTTAAAATCCTACCATAGTTAGGCCAACCAAACTTTTGTGGGTCTTCATTTACATATCTCCATCTAATAACTTTACTGTTAGGATTATATTCGTAAATTTTAGGACGTTCTATTTTCTTTTTTGTTTTCATTTTTTATTCCTTCAGCAAACCATTCTGGCATTTTAGCAGGTGATTTCCATGTAGCAAATCTTTGTTTTTTCATAATGTAATATTTACGATAACTAGCAACTACATCACCTGGCACTTTACATTCGTCTGGCATTGCTGGTGTAGCGTCTGTACCCATAACATCAACTCTAGCGTTTTTAGGTGGGTGTTTAAGTATATCGCCTAGTTTTTGTATTGTTAAATGGTCTTTTGTGTGATTATATCTTAACTTATATTCTTCATTAAGAGCCATCATATGTTTATATAACCATACATAATTGTATGCTGATTGTAATACCCATTGTGTAGATGGATGGTTTAACCAACCTGCCTTGTAGATAATTGCTTCTTCGTTTGAATTATCAAGTTTCCATCTTCTAATTTTTCTACCGTTCTTGGTCTTATCAAAATATTCTGTACCATCTAATACTCTTTTAGCAGTACAAAGCATTTGAGCAGATTCTAAAATCATTTTGACCACGTGTTTGTCTAATAACATCTTGGCAGCTTTTACAGGATCTTTATCAACATAAAATATATTCATTAGTGTATTAACCTCCTAAAGTAATCCATCATATTATATTCTTCGGCAAGTTTTTTTAACTTTTCATACCACATAGTTTTCATTTCATCTGATTTAGCATCAGCACACGCTTTTGCTAAATTATCTAATCTATGTTTTCTTAGATTTATTCTTTTTAAGTCTTCTACTGTTATCATATC